CCTCTAGGGTTTTGGTTTGTCATTACTTTGATTCATTACTTTCTGAAATACTTCAAGACCTTTGTTAGTAATTTGAACTGTAACATCTTGTACAATATCGGGTCCTTCTACTTTCTCTTTAGATACTTCTCCTGTCTTGGTATTTCTGTATGTTGTTGTGGTTACACAATCTATTTTTGGTATATCATCATGAGTGTGTGAAACATTTCCACCTTCATGAGAATGAGTAATACCATTATCGTGAGTATGTTCTAGTTTATCTTTATCCATTTTCTTGTGATCTATCTATCAAAAGATAACTTATTTGTCCAGTGATCTCGTTTGCTGTACCTGCTTGTACTTTTAAAACATCTCCACCTTCCATATTTAAAGGTCCTTTTAACATATTTTGTGTTTCTTTATTTAGTTCTTCATATGATATTTTAATATCTGAACCACCTGCTTTTTTTAAAACTACATGAGTATCTACATTACTGGCTGTATCATGAACTGCTTGGACTGTTTTAACAATTGCAATAGCAGACGTACTAATCGTTAATGCTGTTGTTAAATTAGTTGTTATTAAATTAAATGCTTCGCTTTTATAAAAATTAGCCACCTAAAAACCACTCCTTTTGATCTTCTTCGTTTTTTAAATCTTGTTGAAAAGAGAAATTAAGTTGATTTTTTAAAGTGTCAAGAGCTTCTAAAATTTGTCTTTGATTAGATATATCATATTCTGGTTGTGGTTCTGGTATATTAACTACTACTTTTGCCATTATCTTCTTCCATCTGGTTGAGCATCTAATCTTAAAGTTCCATATCTCCAAGTTTCACCGGTACCATCATTCTCTATTTTAATTGATACTAGTCTTCCTCTTGCTCTTGTATCTATCTTATCCGTAGAATTGGTAATTGTAAATGGTCCAAGAGGTGAGCTAGATGCAGTATTATTTGGATAGTCATTTAACAGCAATGTAATTTTTGAATTACCTGTAAGAACTTTAAAATCAGGTATAAATCTTTTTACAGACATAAAAAACTCTCCATCTCCTCTGTAGTCAACCATACTGGTTGATTGACCTTGTCTAGTTCTAGCTGCTGTAATATCAAAATCTCCTGATTCAATAAACGCATTAATAGAAGTAGTACCACTACTATTAACTTGGTCAGTTCCTACTTCATGAGCATAATAAGTTGTTGCTCCATATAAATTTGTAATACCTAATATATCTGGAAATACAGGTGAACCCGTAGAGCTATATTCTGTTGCGTAAGGTACATCAAAAACTCCAGTATCAACATATGAAGTTCTAGCTAATGATGAAGTTGTCCAAACATTTTCTCCATAGTTATAGGTAACACATCTATTAATCTGATCAGTTCCAGATTTTGGATAAAACCAATTTACTTCTCCATATAAAGTATTATGTTCTGCATAAACTATATCTGTTGCATCGTAGTTTATTCCTAAATTATTTGAATTTGTTGTAAAAACAAAGTCTTCAACAAGACACGGTAATGATTTAACCGTACCATCAAATACAAAAAATCCACCCTCACCTGACATCCAAAATACTTTACCATCAGAATAACTTAATGCGTGTTGACCAATCAATCCACAGTTAGTACCAACTTGTCTTACACTAAATGTAAATGGTGGACCAACGAATTGAATTACATAAGCAGAACTATCAGTTAATACTAAAGTATAGTCTTTACCTGATACTGCTCCAACGATTCTATTTCCTTTGTCTAATCTAAACGTACCTGCCGTGTTAACAGCTGTTGGTGAATAATCATTTAAGTCTTCTTGATTTGAAAATCTTATAAACATTGGATCTTGAGTTGTAGGATCGCCAATAGTTGTTTCAGTTCCAAAATGGAATAAATGTCTATCTCTATCGGATACTTGTGTTAATCTTGATGCAGTTGGGTTAGCTGAGGTTGAAGAACCTGATGTAGATTTTGATGCTCTAATTGTTCTAGCATTTGTTGCGCCAGCATTCCAAGTAAAAGTTTCTCCATCTCTAATTGTTGCAACAAGAACCTGTCCATAGTTATCAAGACTCCAGTTTCCTGGATCTAAAATTACTGAGCTTGTAGCTCTTTCAGTTCCCCAAGTAGAAGTGTTCCATGTAGAAGTACCCCAACCATAACCTATTGTTTGAAAGACAGGACCTACTTCAATATAAGGATTAACAGTTGCTGCACCTGCGGCAGTCATACCACTTCCACCCTCATTTCTTACTGCTTGAACGGTAAATTTATCTACAGTTGCGACTGTTAAAATTTCATAAGTTTTTTCTAATTCTGATGCTGTGTAGTCTGATGCACCTGTAACAGTTACTCCAGATAAGGTTACATATCTTCCAACTTCTAAACCATGAGAACCTTTATTGACTTGTAAAACATTTGATCCATTAACAGTTGTTAATGTGCATCCTGTAATAGCTGTATCTAATGGTGTAATATCAAAAAACTGTTCTCCATAATATAAAAATAAACCTTGTGAAGTTCCAATAGCTGCATATCGTTCTCCAGCTAAAGATGTCCAAGTATGTTGAGCACGTGCTACTCCAGGTAAGGTTTCACCTGCAATAGATAGTTGATTCCAACCACCTATTTTTTCAGGTAGTCCATATCTAAATCTAACAAAATCACCATCTACCCACTGAGACTCAGCTCCTGAATCTGTGACCATTTTGTTAAAACCAGGCTTGAAATTTAATTTTTGTAGCATATAATAGCTTATATATTAGTTTTACAAATAATGAAAGTATCATAATTATGGACCATTTAGAAGCAATTGTTGAATTAAAAAATATAATTTCTCCTAATTTTATAAAAAAAATCATACCTTTTATAAATTATAAAGCTTCTAAAAATCTAGAAATTATGGGAGGTTTAAATAAAAATATAAGTACCTTAAATTCAAATATTAGAAATGTAAAAGGATATAGTTTAAATTTTAATAGTCCTACTAATGTATTTTATTGGAATTACATAAAAAAAGAAATTGAAAGACTATATACTTACTACAAATTAAAATTTCCTAAGATGAGTAGCAGTAAAATTAATCAAATAGATTTATTAAAATATGGTCTAGGAGAAAAATATAGCATACATACTGATCATTTTTCTACATCACCAAGGCATTTAAGTATTATTATGAATTTAAACGATGACTATAAGGGTGGCGAGCTAGTATTTACAGATCAAAAAGAAAAAGAAGTTAAGCGATTTAAATTAGATAAAGGTTCAATTGTTTTTTTTCCCAGTAATTTTATGTATCCTCATGGCATTCAAACCATTACAAAAGGAACAAGGTATAGTATAGTTTCATGGCTACAATAAATTTTAAAGTTATAAAAAATTTCTTTTTTAAAGAGGAATTAAACATACTTCAAAAGTATTGTTATAATAAATTAGATCAAAATAAAGATTACAAAATAGACATTCAATCTTTTTCCCCTGCTTGGTATCTTGATCCATTAATGCTTGGTTTACTTGATATTAAATTACCCATAGTAGAAAAAGAATCTAATTTAAAATTATTTCCTACTTATGCTTATTGGAGATATTATGTATTTGGTGCAACTTTATCTAAACACACCGATAGACCAGCTTGTGAAATATCGATAAGTGCTTGTATAAAAAAATATGATGATTGGCCTATTATTGTGGAAGGTAAATCTTTTGAATTAAAAGAAGGAGATGCAGTTTTATATGCTGGCTGTGATCAAAAACATTGGAGACCAGGTATTTATAAAGGTGAAGGTATGGCTCAAGTTTTCTTTCATTATGTAAATAAAAATGGTCCATATACTAATCATGCTTATGATAAACAAATAAAATAAAAAATATAAATGATTAGTCTTATAGAAAAAAATAATAAATTAATTAAAACTAGAAATAGTTTAAATGTTAGTTATACTAGAAATGTTAATATTATAGTTGGTAACTATGCTTATCCAGAAGTTATAAATAATTTTTTAATTACTATTAAAAATAATTTAAGTGATAAAATGGAAAATTATACTAATGTAAAAGGAGGAATG